CCAATGCTGGAAATACACAAAGGGATTTTGCAACGAATCGCACTACATAGGCATCCACCCCATTGAAAAAATGGTGATCGAATATCTGGAAAGCATCCTGCACTCTCCTGCAATCGTTTATACGGTAATCTCCTCTGCCTCCGCTGATGCAGACTCCAAACTCGCGGATCTTGAAAAGCAGTTACAAAAAGTGGAAAATAAAGAAAAGCGGATCAAAGCCGCCTATTTGAATGAGATTGACTCATTAGAGGAATACAAAGCAAACAAAGCCGCGCTCTTAAAAGAACGTGCAGCCATTGAAAAAAATATCAAACTGCTGACGATTTCAAACACCGACATGTCTAAAGAAGAAATGGACAAAAAAATGAAGCAGAACATTTCTGCTCTGCTTACAGTCTTACAGGATGATTCCGCAGATTATGTCCAGAAAGGAAACATGATGCGGAATGTCGTTGACCACATCGTGTTTGACCGCGGAAACACAAGTCTCGATATGTTCCTAAAGCTTGTAATTTAGCGGGTTTCAAGGCATTATAGGGTATTACAATACGGTGGTCCCGATGGCGAAATGGGAGCTTCCATGCGCTATCTGGCCCAGCGGTTTTCTTTTGCAAATCCGCGGATTGCCGGTGTACTTACTGACATCGGAACCGAGGAACTTGCTCACCTCGAAATGATTGGTGCGATTGTCCGCCAGCTGACACGCGGACTTTCCGCCAAAGAACTGGAAGCTTCCGGATTTGCACCATATTATATTGATCACACCGCAGGTGTCTGGCCACAGGCTGCGGGTGGAGTTCCATTTTCCGCTACCGAATTTCAGTCAAGTGGTGATGCCATTGCTGATCTGGTGGAAGATATGGCAGCAGAACAAAAAGCAAGAAAAACGTATGACAATATACTGCGTCTGGCAAAAGATCAGGAAGTTGCTGATCCAATCCGCTTTTTGCGCGAGCGTGAAATTGTGCATTTCCAGCGTTTTGGCGAGGCTCTTCGTCTGCTGCAGGAAGAACTGGACAGCAAAAACTACTATGCTTTCAATCCCAATTTTGACTGTATGCAAAACACTACACGATAGGACAAAAGATAGCCGCCCCTTTCACACTGGGCGGCTATCTCAAAAAAAACGCAATAAATCACTATTATTTTTACTTAAATACCGGATTCATCGCCTCAATCTTGCGGATGATCTGCTCCAGCTGATAAGCATTGTTTCCGAGCTTGCTCATATTTTTGAGAGCCTCACCCTTCATCTCATGGATACTTCCCACACTGTACTCCATACGTGCCCGCAGTTTCTGCCGCCTTGTCAGCAGTTCATGCTTCAGCTCTACCATCTCCCGGCTGTCGACCAGCGCATTTGCATGTGTCAGCCATACACGGGTATCATACATCCGCAGCCGTGTCAGATACTGCAGAAGATTCTGCGTATAATAATCCAGATCATCACTGGTTTTACGGAATGTTTCCTTTTCCCGCGCTTCCTCCTGATACTGTCCATATAAAAATTCCAGTTCTTTCGCATTGCGGACATGATATTTTTCACAGATGAAATCCACCGCGTTTTTCGTATTGACATAGCGGATCTTTACCCGGTTCTCCAAAGTAATCGCCTGATTGCGGTTGACATCCGCCTGACGGATCTCTCTTGTAGAATCCTGATAACGGATCAAAATAAACGCGCCCGCTCCCACAGCTGCAAATCCCATAATGGTGAAAACCAGCTGCAGATCCCTGTTCAGATACCAGGAAAGTATTCCCACAAAAGCAAACAACGTAATAAATACAGCTAACAGATAGCATGCTGCGGTACGGGTTACTTTCTGTACCTTTGCGGAATCTGACCGCTGCATGGACCATTCCAGTTTTTTTCCTTCCAGATATGCCATATTTCTCTTGATCGCATCCAGATCTGCCTCATTGGCTTTCAGCCGGCGGATCACTCCCGGAAGATTCTCTTCTTCCTCCTGCATCTGCGCAAACTGCGTATCTGTCAGCCGGCGTTTGGTTTTCAGGAAATCGGTTCTTTGCTTTTCCAGCTTTGCAACCTGTGTGGCACACTCAAGAATCGGTTTACGCTCTGCGTCCGTCAGGTCTTCGAGAATCTGAATATCTGTCAGATAATTTGTCACCAGCTGATATTCCGATTTACTGTCTTCCATATCCTTAGACGCCTGAATCATCTGCTTACACAAATCCACTACATATTTCTTTGCCTGCGCCGCGTCCGACAGATTCAATTCTTTTACAATGTTTTTTGTCTCAAGTTTTGCATACTCGCTCTGATCATATTGTGAGAAACTTCCTGTCTCACTTTCTTTATTCTTTTTTCTATGAAATAAATTTGAAAAAATCAT